TCAGTCAAGCTGAGCATATCTCTATGATGCACAGCGAGAAAATAAATGCAATCGAGATGGATATGAAGGCCGCGCAGGACAAGCCGATCCCATCGGATTACGTCCAGAACACAACGCTGGCCGCACACGCGCAGGAGTTACTGGAATTGAAGGGTCGGCTTCAAGTCTTGGAAGATCGGCTGTGGGCGAGGAAATAACCGTCACCCAGGGTGATAATCCGTCCGTAAGTCGCTTCCGGATGGGGAGCGGTTGTGAAGGCGGTTGTGAAGGCGGTTGTGAGTCTTTATCTTCTCGCATGATGCTCCTTCTTGGTGTCTGCTCGGCGTTGAGTTGGAGAATTGGGGGTATCGGGGCGTTCGCGCGCCTCGTGCCCCTCTTTTTAGTTCTGCTATCCCATGGTCGAGGGGGTCTTTCCTGGCGTCTGCCGAAGATGCCCTCGAAGATGCCCTCGAAGATGCCCCCCTCTCAGGATAGGGCATCTTCGGGGTTTGAGGGGCGCCTTCGGGGTTTAGGGGCCAAACCCAGCCCTTTTCAAAACCGCCCTTGCCGATCTCGCAAATACGCTCTCTTGCTCTGCAATGACTGACGAGCAGTTGATGGTGATGGAGGAGCGTACTAGGGCGGCTACGGCGGGACCGTGGGTATGGGATGGTGATGAGATGTTTTCTGAGCCGGCTGGTGGCGGGTGTATTGTGACTGTGGATATAACGGATCAGACGCCGGTTCAGTCAGATCGTTTCTTCATAGCTGCATCCCGAGAGGACATGCAAGACTTAATTGATGAAGTACGGATGCTTCAGTCGAAGCTTAAGTACGGGAATAAGCAATGACTCTGAAGGAAAGATGACTGAGATAGAGAAGGCCTATAGGAGGGGGGTTCACCAGACATTGGTGATGCTATGCAACAGGCATTCATGGACAGACCTGGAAAAACTAGAGCGCATGGCCGCCCTGAGTGCTATATGGCGCAGGGATTTATCTGACCCTCACTGGCAGTATCTTCATCGGTTATTCGACGCATCAGAAGAGAAAGCTGATGCGTGAGTATCCGACGATCCGGGTAGACGGCATGGATTTGTTCGATCTGACGCGGATGCCGGGAGTGCTGACGGCCAAGCAGTGGGCTGTACGTCTCAACGAGAACTATGCTTCGATTCGCCGCGCAATTACCGAGGGGAAGATCCCTGATTCCGGTCGGGCATGGGACGGCACGAAGTTGATCCTGTACGTGCCGTTGAAGCATCGGATGCTCTTGAAGCGGGAGTTGGACCGTCGCCGCAAACATGGCTTGTTCAAGCCGATAGCGGTGGGGGATGAGAATTACGTGGCCTATCCGGATGGCACCTTGATCAAGCGATCTGGCATCTTAAAGGGCCGTGTCTCCCGGAACTGGAGCGATAGATGAACGCTGACCTGAACCAATTCCCCCAGCGCGTGAGCCAGTTGACGTTGGGCAATTTTTACGCGGTCGAGGGTAAGGGTGAGGGAGTGGAGGTGCTGCCGGCGCAGATATTCCAGTTGCGGGAGTTTGGTACCATGACTCGGGGTCAATCGACGCTGCTGATGGGGAAGCTCTGGACTAAGGTCTGGATCTCAGGCCGATGGTGGCGGAACAATACGGGGATGGATTCGGGGATATTGGCCCATCAGGTGGGCATCGTCGAGCCTGGCGTAACGCTGAACGGCAAGCACGACTTTCATCTTCGGCTCTTGCGGAATCGAGAGGAGATCACGACCACGTTTCAGGCCGGGAGAGCGTATGGGGACTATATCGATCAGACGCACATCGATGAAGAGGTAAAGGCATGAGCCAGTTCACCATGGATTTCGTTCCTCCCACTGAGGCGGAACTGGCGGAACTGGCACCCGATATCCTGGATGTTCCATCCCAGGGTACCTCCGGGCTGGATGCTGACCCGATCATCTACTTGGGGCTGGATATTGCCGTGAAGCGCGATACCTGTGCCCTGGTCGGGGTCATCCCGCTCAACGGCTACTCGAACTTCGCCGTTCACGGACACTGCGTCTGGAAACCCCCAGTCAATCTTTCGCAAGACGTTGCGCCGGTGGTCGATACCTTACTGCGGTCTAATCGAGTCGCCGCCTTGTACTATGACCCCTATCAAGCTGCTACCCTAGTACAGCAGTTCGCGGCTGATGGCTATGGGCCCAAACTGGTCGAGGTCAACCAGGGAGCACCGATGATCGGGGCTGCCAATACGCTTCATGCCTTGCTGACCGAAAATCGCCTGTCTATCTACGACGATCCCGAACTAGAGGCCTACTTCAGTTGGGCCGTCGCAAAGAATACCGAACGCGGCTGGCGTATCGTTAAGAAGAATCAGTCGAAGCCGATTGACTTCGTGATCTCCCTGGCGATGGCGCTTCAAGGGGCCACCCTGGAGGCCGGGTATGAGGCGCATCCGAGCTGGGACTCCACCACGCATGTGCGATCGGCGTTTGCGCTTCCATGAATGATTCGATGATTCGTATGATTCGACGAGAAGCCAAGTGAGTGACAACCACATCATCACCGTCGCCACCGACGACGGTCTTCTCGGCATGTGGGGCATCGAGTCTGAGCGTCTGGAGATCACCTTCAAGCGTACGTCCATTGGCCTGGACTTCACGCCCCCCGCTCATGCCGTGGTTGTCGGGGAGCGCGAGTATGATGGGGTCGGCGTCGCTCGATCCTGGATCGTCCTGGACGAGACCACCACCCAGTCCGACGACATCGTGGGAGACGACCTGGTATCCGCCCTGGTCGCCCTGAAAGACCGGCACCTGTGCGAGCGCATCTACGTCAACTCCCAACCCCCGGATATGGCCGACCACGTCCGTCAGGCAGAGGGGCTGTCCCACTACGACCGGGATTCCCTGCCCCAGGAAAGGCAGTTGAAATGGCCAACCTACCGCTCCGAGGACGTCCGCGCCGGCGTGGTGAAGCGCGATGTGCCCTCCGACACGCTGCTGCACGCCGAACTCGATCGCTGGCTACGCACCGAGGTCAAGGACCCCGTAACGGGTCGAGTCGTCATGGGCCGGGACGGAATGCCACTGCGGTCGATACTCTTCTTGGACTCATTCCCGACGCAGATGATCCAGCAGTCAATGCGAATCGGCAGCGGTACGCCGGCAATCGCCCTTTGGCTCGCCCTTAAAGGCCTGGAGACGTCTCAGCGGAAGTGGAGAGTCGAGAAGGAGCTACGTGACACCCGTCACCCCGAGATGACCGAATCGACGACCATTACAGGCTACTAGATGCCGCACCCATGGAAAATGGACACGATGCCCCCCGTAATCATCGGACCCAAGATGACACTTCGGAATCTGTATAACTCAGTCGATTGGTCCGGCGTTGACGATATAAAGCCCCCATCCGAACTCGAAAAGGAGCCTGACCCCGAGTTCAAGTACCGCTTCAGATGCCGGTTGCTCTTATCGGCCCTTCCAAAGGAAATGTACCCTGAATCAGAGAAGGAGAGCTGGGATAAAGACCGGCAATTACAAGCGAGAATGCAGTTGAAGCGCATCGGTGTCTGGGACGACGTATTGAAAGCCCTAGTAGCCGCTGATCTCATAGATAAACCCCAACAGGAGGAAGATGATGGCGTTCAAAGTCGCTTCAAAGAGGGAGACAAGTGATGAGTTTTAAGGTCGATGATATCCGAGTACAGAGAGATCTAGTACTCCTGAAACGAATAGACTCTCACCAAGAGGGCCTGATTGTCACCCCAGCAAACGCCCGGGAGGTCGGCAACAGTGCCGAGGTCATAAAGGTGGGTCCTGGTCTGGTGGAAGACGGAGAAGTCATCCCCATGGAACTCAAGGCCCGTGACGAGGTCATGATTGGTCCCTACGCTGGGACTGAACTGGAGTGTGATGGGAACGTTTACCTGCTGATGCGGGAGCCCGATGTGCTCGGGATCGTCATCAGGTGACTCACGGACTATAAGACCAGCGCGCCCGCCGCTGGGATAGCATGGCCTAGCGGGCATTTACTCCTCAGCCAGGCCCCGTCGTCCGGATCTACCGGATGGCGGGGTTTTTGTGCGTCGATACGCCGCAGTACTGCGTCGATACGCCGCGCTTTGCCTTCTCAAACGCGTAAATATCCTCCCCGATGATTCTGGGGGAGGATATTTACGCAAATCGGTTTGCCAAATTGAAAGATCCTGTAACAGAACTGTAACTGTTGGACAAATCTCTACTCAATGCCTATGCAAAAACGGCCAGATTTCTCATCGGTTTGATTCAGTAGGAAGATTTTTCCCTATTGATTGCGCGCAACCTCGCGCAATTATGCTTGACTTCTGGAAATCGGCCCAATATATTGGCAATTCACAGGTGCATTGTCCACATCTTGTGTTCTGGCGCACAGGTTGGTGGATTACACGCACCGCCTATGGCAGCACCGACCTTCCCAGATCCAGAAGCTATCGACTTCGACGTCGAGGATATCAAGTCCATAGAGCTGACTATAGATCATCTCTGTCGAGACACGATACGCTCACGTCAGAAGTGGCAGCAGGCCCATCTCGACTACGACCTCGAATTCCGAGGCGAGATCAATGCGGATCGAGTGGGCCCCTGGGAGGGGTCCGCCAATCTTCATGTCCAGCTCCCATATTGGCTCGTAGACGCCTATAATGCCCGGCTGATGAACGGTATCTGGGGGCAGATTCCGCTAGTATCCTCCAAGGCAGAGGAAGACGCCGACCAGGAAGTATCCAGGGATTCCGCTCATCTGGTCTCGTGGCATCTCCAGTCAAAGCGCATGGACGCCCGCTCCAACTGGGGCCGAATCTCAAAGACTCGATGTATCCACGGCCTGGGGGTCGGTATCATGCCCTGGGTCCGAGACGTATCAACCTACCGTACCAAAGAAGACCTTCCTGCTATCCAGTTCGGCCCCGACGGTGTCCCCCTTCTAGATGAAGAGGATACAGCCGTTATAGCTTCCGGCGAAAATGTCACCGTCAATAAGCGGACCCTTTATGAGGGGCCTATGCTGACGCCAGTGAATTGGGATGACGTTATCGACCCCATGGACGGATGGAATCTTCAGCCCGTTCGGAAGTCGAATCCCGGCGGTGCTGATTTCGTTGGTATTCGTCAGTGGGAGTCTCTGTCACTCATCTGGTCGAAGATAAAATCCTCCTATACATATATAACTGACGACGACGAGATGAAGGATCGGGACTGGTGGGAGACCAATGCCCCTTCTCAGGACAGAAACACCGGATCAAGCTCTACAGGGTCTGAGAATCAGCAAGAGACCAAACTCCAGGACTTCATCGAGGGCCGTGAGAGGAATCAGGCCACGCAGCGGGGCGGACCAGACGTGGCCCGCAACCCGCAATTCGAGAATCTGGTCTGGTTCATGCCATGGAGCATGGAAGTCGAAGACGAGAACGGTAAGAAGCAGTTCGAAGACGTCGAGTGCATCTTCTTCTATTGCCTGAGCCTTAAAAAGCTGCTAGGGGCGTTCCGGTTGTCGGATGTGGACTGGCAGGAGAAGCGTCCGCTGATTGAACTTCACTTCCAGACGGTGAATACGCGCCGGCACAGCCTGGGTATCATGGAGATCACCCGGCATCTGTCAGCCGAACTGGACACCATCCATAATATGAGGATGGACATCGGCTTCATCAGTAACATTCCGTTCTTCTTCTACTCCTCGACGACCAATCTGAATCCGGAGGAGATCAAACTCTCCCCCGGAAAGGGCATTCCCGTAGATAACCCCCGGGAGATCGTCTTCCCGCAGATGCAGAACGTGACTTCGTTCTATTACCAAGAGGAGCAGTTGATTTATAGCTTGGCAGAGCGTGTGTTGGGCGTTACCGATCTGTTCCTTGGCGTGTCCCCAACTAAGGGTGCCGCAGCACGCCATGCGACCGGGTTCGTTGGCACCCAGCAAGAAGCGATGGCTCGAACCTCAGAGGTGATGGCGGGTGACGCACGAGAGTTCGGTAGCATGTGTCACATGATCCACTCTCAGGAAGTCCAATATGGCCCTCCCTATCGAATTCTAAGACTCCAAGGCAAAGAGGGCCCGCTTCAGCAACGGCTGGACCGAGACCAACTCTGGTTCCGGGGCGAGTATGACTTCTCGCTGGGAGCCAACCAGGGCATGTTCAGCCATCAGATCAAGCAGCAACAGGCGGATACCCTTTTGAGCTTTGCGGCTTCTTCTCCGTTGGTCAATCAGGACCCGGGCAGGATATGGGAGGTCTCCAATTTTGCCCTGCATTCTTATGGATTTGACAATCCGTCTCTATATATCGGGCCCAAGGAAGCGGTCTCTTCCGGGACGCCTCGTAGCGCGGACGAGGAAAGCTCCGACATGGATCAATTCGTTTACGGAGTCGGGGTCCCAGCTCCGATTACGCCCAGCGATAATGATACAAGCCACATCCAGTCTCACATGGAGCATGTATCGTCGGAGGCCTATATGACTATGGGTCGCCCCAACTTGAAAGCGCACAGCAACCATATCATGATGCACCACGAACAAATGGAGCAGCGAACCCTGATGCAGGAAAACCAGGCTCAAGTCGCTATTACCGGCGTCGCGGGAGGAGAAGAGGGTGGTGGAGAGCAGCCCCTCGCGCAGAACGTCGCCCAGTTAGAGGGCGTTGGCAGCATGGGGGCGATGGGCGACGTCTCACAGCGCCCCGGAGGCAACGGTTCACTACCACCAGCACCACCTCAATACTAGGAGACAGGCAATAGTATGGCAATTACACGATCCAGAAGAGTTGCATCCAAAGGGACATCGCGGCGACCTGTAGGGCAAGGGAGAGCTACAAGAACAAGGAGAAAGCCGGTACGGAAGGGCTATTCCTCTGGAAGCTGGCGGTCTGCCGCAGGCAGACGCCGGATGGCAGCCCTTCGACGATCTGCTGGTAGGGCCGCTAGAAAATAGTAATTACCCGATAGCAAAAAAAGAACAAATAGGCCTTTTTTCATCTTCCCCTCCGCCGGGAGGCGAAGGCGGAGGGGAATAAGCAATGCCAGTCAGATACTCCACAAGAAGCAGGGCGGCCAACAAGGCTAAAAGATCAGCTCGTGCCCCTAGGCGTGTAGCTACTCCCCGTGCCGCAACGAGGCGTCCCGCGAGGTCCAGATAGATGGGAAACCTCGATCGATGTCGCCGCGATCTGGTAACCAATCCAGCCTATGAGGATCTCCAAGCCATCGTCAGGGAAGGCGTTCGCAAAGAAGGCGTTAGACTCGAAGACGTCGGTGGCGAAGAATCCATAGCCGCCATCAACACCCAAGCTGGCGTGGTTAAAGGCATGAGACTCGCAATGACATTGCTCGAAAACTACCGAAAGTTGCACGCTGTCCAGAGGAAAGCCGCATGACCACCTTAAGAGCCAGCACGGCTGATTTCAGCAAGCCTCCCGTAACCGTCAACAATCCCAAATTGCAGGCGGTGGTAGCGCGCAACATCATCGGCAACAATCGATTCATTTTGCTGGACATGTCAAAGGCTGTACCAACTCTGGTATTCGGCACTGAAGTAACGCCCCAAGACTGGAAGAAAGCCCAGCAGACGCTGGGGGCTCGACCGGCCAATCAGGAGACGTAAGATGCACAAGGCAAAAGGTTCCAAGTCCCCGAGGAGAGCATCGTCCAGTGGCAATGGAGTACCCAAGGCCAAGGCCAAGGGCGGCAAGAGTCTAGCCAAGAAGAGATCCCGTAACCAGTACTAGGAGACAGACATGTCAGAGGTCACCGGAGAGATTGATGTTGGCGAAGGCACGGTAGCGGCTGATTTCACGCCGACCGAAGCCGACGACACATCGATCGTCGCGGACCCACCCGAAGAGGCTGCCCCTTCCACAGAGGAAGAGGCAGCCCCCGAACAGACATACAGCCTGGCCGAAGTAAAGGCAGCTATGTCTGCTCGGGACCAGCAGTTGCACAATCACTACTCTCAGTTGCAAGCACAGCAGACCGATGAGAAGACCCAGGCAACCGAATTGCAAGCGACCGAAACAGCAGAGGGCATCAAAAGCGACGATCATCTGAGATCGCTATTCGGTAAGGACGACGTCGGCCAACAGACGTATGAGATGGTGGAGGAGTTCTTCACCACCAAGTTCGGCAAGCAGGATGTCGTCAGCCGGTCCGAAGCCTCGGAGCTTGCGACAACCGCCGCCGCTAACGCCGTAGACGGTATAAAGGCCAGCTTGGGCACTCAGGCCGAGATTCAGCGCATGGTCTCCACTAGCGCTATTTCAACCGACGACGCCAAGCTCCTAGGTGAGACATACGCGAACCGCATGTCCGACCCGGGACACGCCCAAGCAGCCCAGAATCCGCAGATGGCCGCCCTGATGCTGAACGACACCTTCGCCAATCTGGTGAAAAACGGCAGCATCAAGCCACACGCCCCAAGAAAAGAGCCCGTGCTTCAAGCCGGGATCAACGGGGGAACTGAGCCTGTCCGTTCGAAGGGTCCGACACTGACTCAAGTAGCCTCCAGGTTCGACAGTCTTCGATCCTTGGGCGCTGACAAGCTCAAAGCAGCCCAGGCCACCTCGAATGCTAACTACGAAAAGGCAAATACCCTATCATGACTGCCGCTATCGAAAAAAACCCCGTCGTGACTCAATTTGAGGAAGCGGTAGCATGGGCCGTCAAGGCTTCGATGAAGGCCGCCCAGTGCAAGATATGCAACTTCCGAGCCTTTCCTCACAAGCCAGAGGCGTCGCTAAGGGCCCATATCCAGAAGAAGCACCAACTGACGATCGTCGATCTTTTTGAGGCTGATTCGTTCGATCTGTCCAAGTTGGCCGATGATAGCCCAGAAGATGGCGAGGACCCCCTGCTTCATGCGGCCGGTATCGTCGAACAGGTGGTTCCCGAACGCTACAACTACCTGCGCGTCCCCGAGGGCATCAAAAGGGAAATCGAGGTCCAAGGCGCGCGTGGCCGCTGGGTCCGAAAGGATCGGGTTGAGTACTTCAAGGCCCTAGGAGCGACGACGACCAGATTGCAGGACGGCGAAGAGGGTGCCAAGCAGCCGAGCACGGAAGACGGCATCTTACGCACTCAAGAACTCACCCACATGACCATGCCTCACAAAATGGTCAGGGCCCGAGTCAAGCAGCGCGCTGAACGAATGCAGGACCAGTTGAACGCTCGCGCTGAAGAGCAGACCATCATCCAGGACGAACACGAAAAGCGTACCTACGATTACCTCAGAACCCAGGAGAACTATGACCACCAGAAGGCATCACAAGTCGCTCGTGCCTTGAGCAGCCGTCGCAAACGCGAAGGTAGCCATGGCTAGTCACACATACGAATACGGAGAAAAGTTCCATGGCTAATACAGATCGTCCGGCTGGGTTTGCGCCCTTCGGACCTCTTTTGCGCCAGCGGGCTTATTCCGTTGACTCGTCCAATGGCACGGCGATTTTTATCAACGACGTCGTCATGGCCGAGGCCGACGGAAACATAGCTCCCGCCACGGCGGCAAGCGTAACCAAACTCGGATCGGCGATCAACTACATCGCTGTATCCACTGCAACCACCACCAGTGCGCCGGCAATGGTGGCGGATCATCCGGACCAGGAATATTGGGTCCAGGACGACGGATCTCAAGATCCTCCCTCTCAGGCCGAACTGTTCCAGGGTGCCGACCATGCGATCGGCACCGGAAGCACTGTCACGCTTCTGTCCGGGCACGAACTGGACTTGAGCAATGGAGGGACGTCGGTTGGCGGATTCAAGATCTTGGATTCGATCAGGCGAGAAGACAACGACATCACGGCCGTGAACGCCGATTGGCGTGTGATCCTGAACACGGGCGAGGGTCTCCTCAACGTCGTGACGGGAGTCTAGATCATGGCAGGAATAGAACAGACAAGCAACTGGCCGAACGCGGTTACGCTTCGCGGCATCGATCAGGTCATGTTTCACAAACTGAACGAGAGACCGGCCATCGGGCGCGGCATTTTCAACGTCAGGGAATCTTCGCAGTATCGAGAGCACTCGCTCACGGTCGGCGGGGGCGATCTGATGCAGCAGGTTGCCGAGGGCGAGGACATCACCTACCTCAGCAACAACGAAGGATTCTTGCAGACCTACACTCACCTGGACTACGCCAACGGCTTTCGGGTCACGCGACGGATGTACCGGGATGAACTGTACGGCCTGATGGAGCGCCTGGCGATGGAACTCTCCTACTCGGCTGACGCCACGGAGGAGACCATCTTGGCGAATCACTTCAACCGGGGATTCGACTCTGATTACACCGGCGGTGACTCGAAAGAGTTATTCGCTACCAATCACACGCGCGAGGACGGCACCTCGTATGCCAACGAACTGGCAGATGCGGCCGACCTTTCGACGACTTCACTGGAGCAGGCTCACATCGACTTCAGTGACTTCCGTACCGGTGGCGGACGTCGGTTGCAGATCCAGCCAGAGTGTCTTCTGGTGGCCAAGGAGAATCGTTTCGAGGCCGATCGGATCACCAACTCGAAGTATGCCCCGGACAACGATACCAACGCCGTTAACCCCATTGAGGGGCTGACCCGAGTCGATGTCTGGAACTACCTGACCAACGCCGATGATTGGTTCTTGATCGGATCGAAGGACGATCATGACCTCACGCTCTACACGCGCGAGGAGCCGTGGTCGGACTACGAGATGGACTTCGACACGAAGGACACCAAGGTCACGTTGATGTTCTCTCAGTCGAGTGGCTGGAACGACCCCAGAGGCGTCTTCGGAAGCCCGGGCGTATAAACGCAATCTCGCTCGGCTAAGGAAGGCTGAGTCCACGTAGAGAGGGGGGAGTAGGCCTTGAGCCCAAACCCCCGCGTAACCAAAGAAAGTAGATCATGGCCAATCTTGTTTTCAATCCCACTGGCGGTCAGTGGGTCAACAACGAAAAACCCGGCGGTGCTGTTTTCTTCGTCGGTGGTGGAACGGTTGCCTCTAAGGGAATCGGAGCTTCAAACACCAACAACGGCCTGACTCCCGAAAAGCCTCTTTCAACGATCGATAAGGGCATCACGAAGTGCGTGTCCGGACGTGGCGATACGGTGGTCGTACTACCAGGAGAAGTCACCATCACTTCTGCTGTGGCTATAGCGAAGGATGACGTGACGCTGACGGGGTTCACGGTCACCGGGCCGAAGTCGAGGAACCCAACCATCCTGACTCTGGCTACCGGGGCTGACTTGGAGATGGTTTCCATTGATGCCGCCAATGTGATCTTCGAGAACATGACCATAAAGAACACGGCGTCTGCCGGGGATTCTTTCTGGATCGACGTGGGAGATACGACGGCCTCCCCGGGGACCATCCTTCGCAATCTCTTCATCGATTGTGAGGGGGGAGAATCTACCGGAAACCAGATCCGCATCGGGGATGGGACAACGGTCAGCGACTACTGTCTGATCGATGGTTGTGTCCTGTACGATTACGACGATGTCGGAATAACCGTCAGTAACGCTTCCGAGGGGTGTGTGATTCGGAACTGCGATATCTACGATAACGTCTCGGCAAACAACGGCCTCACTGGGATCTCCATCGCGGCGGATCATACTATCGTCGAGGACTGCTACGTCAAGATCAGCGCAGCTTCGGCTTCGGCTTTTTGCATCAACCTGACGGCCACGGCCCAGGACGTAGAGATTCGTGATACGCATTGTATCGCGTTTGGGGCTGGAGCGCATGGGATACACTATGTAGCGTCGGCAACTGGATGTTGCACCAATGTTTACGTCACTGCAAATGCACTGGCGGACGCGGTTGATTTCGCTACCGCCGTCACTGGCCTTTCCGGGGTGATTGGTTGGGCGAGCGCACCGGCTGATGGAACTATTTCCGAGCTTATCAACCCGAACGTGGCCTAAGAACGGCTCCTCCGGTCATTCGCCCGAAGGCATCGCCAAGAAAAAAATGAAACTCTTCATCCGCTGGCCCACGAATTCTGGCGTCGATTACGGGATAACGCGCTGGATCGCGTGGGCCAGTCGGACTTTTCTTGACGCCGATATGGGCCCTCAGTATTCAGCGGGTCTTGGCGTTGCTGAAGCACGGAATGACATGAGTCAAGCCTTCATGGGAAGCGACTGTACTCACCTGTGGATGGTTGATGCTGACGTCATCCCGCCAAAGAACACAGCCCTCGTAGAAGCCGCCCAGACACACCCAGTAGTCTGCGGCCCCTATAATGGGTTCCACGTAGATGAGGGCGTCCTATGGCACGTCTATGAACACACCAGGACAGATGCCACGGGCAAGCCGTTATACAGGTCCCTCTATCCACATAGATGGCCTGAAGGAAAGAAAACATTCAAGGTGGACGCCGCTGGCACCGGAAACATGATTATCCAGCGAAAGGTATTCGATCGGCTTCCGGAGCGGCCGTTCAAGCACACTGTCTATTCTGACGGGATGTTTGGTGGAGAAGACTTCGGCTTTTGCCAGGACGTTGGCGGGGTCCACGTCAATGTTGATTCCATCAGTCGGCACATAAGAGATTGCGACTTGTTGGATATCTGGAACTGGGCCGAGAGGCGAACTCAAGCAGCAATCGACATTACTCGGGTACAACTAGGAGCAAGCAATGGCCGCACCAACGCCGACAACGTACATCAGGCAGATAGGACACAAGGGGATCATAACTTGGAACGCGCTATGGTCTGATACGACCAACCTGACGGCATCGGTCGTTATTGACTTGTCGGCCCAAGGCTCGAATCACACTAACTCGCTTCGTATTGAGAGGATCGCCTACGTAGCTACGGCTGGTATCGAGTTTACGCTACTGTTCGACGCAACCTCGAATCAGACGATCTACACGTCCATCTTGGGTAATATCCAGTCCATGGACTACGATTTCACCTGGGGGGGCCGAGAGGGGATAGTCAAAACATCCACTGGAAGCACGGGCGATCTGGTCATTTCAACAACGTCTGCCGCTTCTGCTGACGAGATCACCCTCGTCATCTGGTATTACGTGGACTGATGAATGACTCCTGTTTGAAGTGGAATTTCCCACTCCTATAGAGCTGGTTGCCTAAAGAGGCGATTAGCTGCAATGCCAGGTAATCGATGAGGGGGTTGGTGGCTTTGAGGTCTATTACGCGGGGTAAAAGATTCTCTGTTTCGGGGGAGGACGTCTGATGAGTAAGAGCCTCGGAGATGTAGTCGATGCGGCGTTGATGGAGATTGGCGAAGGCACCATCACCGAGTTCACTACGGGCAATATCCTTCATAGACGATTGATCGATGCGGCTAATAACGCGCTCCGAGAAATCATGGATCGCTTCGACCCGGACTGGGGGCTGAAGCGCACGACGATCGTCACCAAGGCGGACATCACCGGAAACGCCGCCGTCACTGATGGATCGACTACGGTCACATCGGTGGATTCCGATGGTGCCAACGCTGACTCGTTCACGGGCGTATCTACGAGCTTCTGGTTCCGGGGTGCGGCGACACAGAAGTCCTACGCGCTTTCGGCGGTGGATGTCCTCTCGTCGCCCGATACGGTCACGCTGGAGACAGACTGGATTGACTCCACGGCGACGGCGCTGTCATATCGGATGTTCCAGGACACCTACGCGATCACGGACACGGACTTCGGTCTACTTCGAATTGTCAGCTACGGGGATGCTCTGACGTGGAATATGGGCGCTGGTGGCGCGCTGCCAGATGGGACCATCGCTATTGTTCCGCTGGCTTCGATCTACAACCGTGTGGGTGGAGATATCCATCGGAACACTACCGGACGCCCGCAGGTGATCGCGCCCATAAGCTCGGACTCGTCTGACGATCCCCGCTTCGTGCTCTGGCCTTACCCGACAAAGGAATACCTGATAGAGGTCTGGTATGAGATCCAATACTCGGAAAATACCACCTTCGGGACCAACCTGTTCGACGGCGACGCGCCCCTGTCGGCTTACGATGCGGTGGAACATGCCGTGGTCTCGGCAGCTTGCAAGTGGGACCAGGACAACGCAGGGGCGGCGGTCTTCCAGCAGAAGTTCCAGACGGCGCTGGGAAATCTGATCCGTCGAGAGAATCGAGAGCGCAATCAGGTCGGATTCAGAGTTGAAACCTACAGGCGACAGTATGGATCTCGATATCCAGTTCGATCTGGTATCCTGTTTGATACGGTGAGGCGACGCTGATGCCCTGGAAGCGTGATCGGCATGAACTCTTTGGCGGCGGCATCTATCGCCTGGTCTCTCCGGATAACCCGGAGTTCCCGGCCAATGCCTGCTGGGACCTGACGAACATGGTCTATGATCGCGCCAATGAGGACCCCGAGAAGATGCGGGGATACGTGCGACTTGGGTCAACCGACATGGGCGGCGTCGTTACCGGTCTATTTGACTTCGATGAGGGTGCCGCACTGGTGGCTACGGCGCAAGACGGCAAGGTCTATGAGTATAAGGGGAGCGACTTCGCCGTCCCGTCATCGGGGACGAATACGGGCTTTACTCAGATCACGGGGAAGAGATGGTCGGGGAACATGTTCTATGGGGGAGTCACCGGCAAGAATCTTCTGATCCTGACGAGTGATGACGATGATGATGTGCCACAGAGATATGATACGACCAATGGGACCGTCGCCCTAGGCGGGAGTCCACCGGATAAGGGGAAGTTCCCGGTGCCGTTTGGCGGGCGCATGTGGATGGCGGCCGGCGAGACGCTTCATTATTCGGCAGCGGACAATGCTGAAGATTGGACTACGCTGGGTGGGTCGTTCCACGTCGATCGAGGGTCAGGAGAGATTACGGGACTGTACGTCTTCATGGGAAACCTGCTCATCTTCAAGCGGCGGAAGATCCTTAGATTGCTTCCAGGCGGGTCGCTGGCTTCCACGACGATCCGGGAATTATCTTCGAGGATCGGGACTCCCAGCCACTTCAGCATACAGGAAGTCGGAGGAGCGTCCAGGAATTCGACCCTGTTTTTCATGTCGGATACGGGGATTCAGGAGTTGATGCCCACCGCCAGCGTTGGCGGGTTCATGATTCACAATGTGGCTGACGATATCAAGCCCATTCTGGACCGACGCTCGCGGACCAACCTCGCGCAGGCGTGGGCGACTTTCAATGAGGATCGCGGCGAATACTACCTGCAATACTGCATCAACGACAATACCCCGGACGAAGGCGTGATCGGCAACGTGGCGCTGGGACGCAAGACACGATGGACGATCAATGACATGGCCAACAAGACGGCAGGAGCCATATACAGGTCCAGCGGGCAGGAGTTGCAGGTTATTGCCGACACATCCGGTCGAGTCTATCAGATGCACTCTGGGGACTCCAGAGCTGGAGCGGGGTATCGAGGCGTGTTCACGTCTGCCTCCTTCTCGCAGGGAGATAGGTTCCGGATGAAAAAGTACGGTCGCGTGGCGATAGACTTCTCGACGGACGGATCGTATGGAATCGACATGAGAATGCTTCTGGGACGTTCCGCATTACCTCTTCCTAGGGGCAATATCGATCAGCCGTCTGGATTCGGAGCGACGGACGGATGGGGGACGGGGGTTTGGGGGCAGGCTGTCTGGGGCGGAAGCATCACGGCCGGACAATGGATACGACCCCAGAAGGTGGTTCGAGGCTCGTTCATGAAGATTGCGGCTGAAACGACGGGTGCAAATCAATGGTTCAAAGTCAACGGACTCGGCATTGAGTACGACTATCGGCGCGCCACACTGAGAGCATAGGGGAAAACTGTGACAATTCGGACTGATCTATTTGATAACTCACAAAGAGATGGAACCAACGACGAAATCAACGGTTCCGAGGTTGACGCCAACCCGAATACGCTTGCCAATATCCTGGACGGAACAACGACAACAGACCTAGCGCAATCAGGGACGGTGGACTTCCTGTCCACCTCCTCCCGAGTTGGCCTACGGTCAATCAACCTGGCCAATGCGGCAGGGTCTGTCTACCCCGGGTTCACGATTGAATGGGACCCAGCGGACAGCGCCAACCTAACTGATAACTCGTCTGGTATCGGGCTGAATTTCATAATGCCCGATTCTGCCGACAACCAAGATATCTATGCCGCGTTGAACGTGCTGGTTGTAGCCGACGATACGGGCTCAGAAGAAGGTGAATTCTCGTTCAACCTGCGGAAGGGTGGTACGGTTACCGAACTCGCTACCCTGGCTCCGACGACGGGTTTTACGCTGGGCGTGAATGATACCGGCTACGACATGAAGCTCTTCGGTGCGACTTCGGGAAGTTTTATGTTGTGGGATGAATCAGCGGACTCGTTACTGCTGACAGATTCCACGCCGCTGAAAATTGGCGACAGCCAGGATCTGACCTTATACCACGATGGCTCTAACAGCTATATAACTAATGCTGTCGGGGCTCTAAAGATAGCCACAGAGACATCGGGAGCTGTTACAATCGGTAATGCTACGTCTGAGGTAACTGTGGCGGATAATTTAACAGTCACAGGCACCTTAAGCGTTGGAGGGGACTTTGATGTAACGGGAAGTTTTGATATGAGCGATGCTGATATTACTAATATCGGAAGTATTGCTCTTGATACTATTACGAATGATGGTACAGATATTACGTTGGATTCAAGCGGTGATATTGTTCTTGATGCTGATGGGGCAGATATATTTTTCAAAGATGCTGGTACGACATTTGGTAGTGCTACAAATACTTCCGGTAATCTTATCATAAAATCTGGAACAACTACTGCTCTTACTTTTAGTGGAGCAAATGTAACTGGGGCAGGGACCTATACTGGCGGTGGCACAATGACCACTGGCGGTAATATTGTTATCCCTAATGCTGGAAACATAGGGTCTGCTTCTGATACCGATGCTATAGCAATCTCGTCTGGCGGCGTAGTTACCATGAACCAAATACCAGTATTCAGTGCTGGGATAAATGTTTCTGGTGGAACTATAGCTGGCACGCTCGCAACTGCTGCTCAAGGTAGTGTCACAAGTCTTGGAACTTTAACAGCTTTAACTGTTGATGATGTAGCTATCAATGGTAAAGTTGTAACCATGACGGGTTCAAGCAGTGATACAGCAGTATTTACAGCAGGAACTAACGGAACCCTTAGTATTGTAACAACTGATGCGGCAGCAGCAGCAGCTAATATCCAAATAACAGCTGACGGCACAGTAGACATTGATTCCGCAGGAGTCTTAACTTTAGACTCAGGAGCAGCAATAAATATTGAACCTGCTGCTGGATCAGCCATTTTATTAGACGGAACGATTAGCATAGATGCAGGGGTAGTTACAGGAGCAAGTGCAATTACTTTATCTGGAGAGCTGGATGCAGGATCGTTAGATATATCAGGCGATGCAGATATTGATGGCACCCTTGAAGCTGATGCTATCACCATCGGTTCTACGGCGATAGGATCTATTTACGGAGTGGTTGCTGGAAGCTCTAGTATTGTCACCACAGGCGCCCTGAACAGCGGCTCTATCACCTCTGGATTTGGGACGATAGATACAGGTTCCTCGACTATTACGACTACAGGAGACTTAACCGCAGGGACTCTTAACGCCACGGGCGGTCCGTCATCGGGCGATAATGCCACGATAGGTTATACCTCTGCCTTGGGTTTGGTCCTGACGGGGCAGGGATCTACCAACGACATCACGATAAAGAATGATGCTGATGTAGTCGTTGTAGCTATACAGACTGGCGCTAGGGAAGTCGATGTGAGTGGCGCTATTACATCATCTGGCAACAACGTCGTAAATGAAGCTGACGTTATAAAGATGTCTTACGAAGGCAGCGGCGTTGGGCAAATAGCTGCTTATGGAGTCGATGGTTCTACGGCTGGAATTTTGAAATTATTGACTAAGGCATCTGACGGTTCGCCTAGTGGTGGTATTACGATTGATGGGTCAGGAGACGCCACCTTCGCCGGGGATCTCATCCTCGCCGACAATTCGTGGATCGGCCTCGGCTCCTCCAAGGGTCACATCGAGTTCGACGATCAGGGGACCGATGAGATCAATTTCCTCAACTGCCGTGTGGGGATTGGGACGACTGCGCCTTCCCAGCGGCTCCATATTTATGAGGACTCCAACAGCGCGGCTATTGGAACCCTCGTCTATAATAACGGCACTAACGACGCAATGGTTCACTTGAAAGCAGGTGGCAGCGGCGGCAATTTCTCGATGCGTTCGGGCGGCACGGCGCCGGGGGATGCCGGTTCTGGAAACTGGGTTGTCCACGATGAAGATGCTTCTGCGAATCG